CACACCAAGGTCGATATATCCAACCCCGTTGCGAGTAATACCAATAGCCGTTACCGTGCCGCCAGACACCGCATAAAACCCGTCGCTATCCGCAATGAACTCCGCCGGGCTTGCTCCGACCGTTTGAACTTCCGGCGTTCGGCTATTTGGGCGAATAAGGAAATCATGCCACAACCGCCACGGCGTTGAAAACGTGCCGTTCTCGTCAATAGGTCTATGCCCATTTGGAACGGGCTGATATCTATTTGCCAACGACGCCACCTTCTAAGTAAGCACCGACAACCGCAAACGGAACTGGATCAGTCACCGTCACCCGGAACACCCTATCCCTTGCTTGGCCAAGCCTTCCAAAGCGCACACGTCGGCCATATTCGCCGATCTTGCCAAGCGGCGCCTCTTGGTATCCAACCCAAGTCCTGCCGCCGTCATTCGACCACTCAAGAACGCACATAGGGTTTTCGCCAAACACACCACCATCCAGACCGACCCCGGTCTGTGCGTCAATCACCAGCGATGAGAATACGACGTTCCGCATTTCTTCGTCGGGTGCGCGCCATGCCCGCTGGCGAATCATCGACCGCCCGCTGATCGTGCAGGCATCTAGCCGCATTTCTGTGATATCGCCGGTCTCGTAGTCGCCGACAAGGTGTTTGCCTTCGTGGAACATGTAACAGCCAGCGCGACGCCGAACCAACTCGCCATTCAGCAACTCAGCCGACCTGAACCACGACTTCGTGCTGAAGTCATACACCCATGTCTCTGACCCGGAAGGCGACGTTAAAACGTACCAGTCATGGCCTTCCATGTGCATGCTGAAGGCAAACGCATCACTCATCATCGGCCATAGCGATATCGCGTATTCCATCGCATCGGTGCTTATCCTTGAAGCAGACGACAAGCCTGTGATCTGGAAGATAGACCCAGCGCCGTTCTCCGCCCGCCCCAAGAACAAGCATGTGTTATTGACGCGGCAAGCTGATCGCGGCGCAGCAATGCCGACCTGAATGACGGCGCCGCCAGGACGCACGAACGGGAATGCCGCCGCACCTGAATTGACAATAGCTTCCGTGGTGTGGCGCCCGAACAATCGAACTTCCCGATTTAGGTCGATAACCGCTTCAATGTAATCTGGCCTGGCTTCCGCCGAAGCGTATTCCAACGGCTCCCATGTCGTTGCATCGGTGCTGATGTAGTAACGCTGAGTCAGTGGCGAAGGGCAGATGAAATAGCCGTCTGACCACGCGATGGTGCTAGCCCCCGCTGGAAACTCCGGGTCTGTCACCTCTGCGCCTGTATTGCTGGCGAGCGTGACCGTGTATCCGCTATTGCCATCCACGATCAAGATGCGCGTGCCATCCTCGCGCATATCGACAAGGCCGGATGTTCGCGCCATTTCAAAATCAGCAGTCGGCACCGCTGCGTCTTTGACCGCAGTCAGAACGCCGTTTGCGACAAGAAACACCTTCCGGCCAATCACCACATAACCGCGCCCATCACCGCATGGAATCATGCCTCTAGCCTGCGCTGAGATAGGTGAAGTCGCATAGGCGACCTCGCCGCACCATTGCGACAGAACCGCCTGTTCTTTACCGTCGCTCTGAACCTGCGACACGAACATATTCACGCTGGTATTGCACGCAGCGATAGGGTAGCGGGCAGAATAGGCCTGCCCGATGATCCCCGTCTTCATACGAACTCACCAAGAACATTGTCGTACGACCCAACGTAGCCAACGTTGAGCTGATTCACGCGAATGTTGCGCGTTGAAATCATGTCCCGTGCAATTCGCGCCTGTCTGCGCACTTCGTCAGGCACCTTCTGCTCGCCCAAGCACAGCATCTCAGCTAGAGACAGCGTCACCGCTTCATAGTAGCCAAGCGGGAAGGTAACCGTTGCGTTAAGGTCTGCAAAGTAGAAGGGAAGCTCAAGGTAAAGGGTCAGATCGACAGACCCGGAAGGGGGCGGGTTCATGTAACAAACGCTCAGATCCTCACGCGGGTCAAAGTAAATCCTGCGCGGGATTTCGCCCTCGGTCAGCTTGTCGGCAACATCAACCCACTCATCCAGGGTAATGATCCTTATCGGGTAGTCGATACCAGACAGTCGAACGCTTGCTTTTGATATCGCAGCAGGCGAGCGTGTCACATCCACGTCGCCGCCATCGCCAACCGTGAATGTCGGAGTCGATACTGTGACCGACTCTTGCGTGACGCGCTGCACAAACATGGGCCGCATCGCCCATAGTTCCATTAGCCGATTCAGTCGATTCAGACCGAACGCACCATGCGCTGGACTCAGGTCTTCACCGAAGCCAAGAATGCCCGTGAATTGATACGCTTCCGTGACAAGTTCCCGAACAGTAGCCATGGCTCTTACTCCGTGTTTTTAGGGCGCCCGCGCTTTGCTGGTTCTTTGACAACATCACCCAACATCGAATCAGGAACCGGCAGCCCGTTCAGCGAATAATACTCCGCTGTGGGCGAGTCGTTCCATCCACTCTTGCTCGCTTCGTTTGCGGTCTCGACAGTCAGGAACACTTCTGCCGAACCGCCCTTGTACATCATTACTGGATTCATCATTCACCTCGTGTTAGTCAGTGCTCGGGGTTGAAAGGTGTCCACCCCTGCAATCATATCCAAGCACTGACTAACACCCCCTGTTGCCAGGGGGCGGTAAAGATTAAGTCACGATACGGCAAGCTGCTTCAGGGCGATAGACAACACCGCCGCAAAGCAGGTCAAGACGAGTCGTGAATTTGCCATTGACGTTGTCCCAGTCCTGCACAAAGCGGATCGAGATGCCATCAATGTTCTTGCGGCTCATCATATGCACGCCGTCAGGCAGAACCATGTCGGTGGTTGCGAAGGCAAAGAAATCCGTGCCATGCGCAAGACCAACACTGTATGCCTGAGACGCGGTGCCGTCCTTCGTGATCGCAGCGTTATCAGCCGGGAGGGCCGACACATTCTGCAAGTGCGAAGTTGCACCGGATCCGTCATACATCGGATACACCAGAGACACCGTGCCAGCGCCGCCCGCGTAGTTCGCAGCAACAACGTTGCGGAACAGACGAGTGGATGTAACGCGAGTGGTCGGATGCACTTCATACACCGAGGCAAACGTGATTGTGTCGCCTGCGACCAAGGTACCCGTGCCGGTATCGACCGTGATCGTGGTCTCGCCGTTGGCGTAGGTGTCATTCACAAGGTAGCCGGTGCCAGCGTTGCCGCCAGAGGTGTGACGCGGCAGAAGCGTATTTTCATACACATCAAAGCCGGACGTCATGCCGATCAAGCCCTTTTTGTACTGCTGCTCAATCGCGCTTGCGCTGTGCATCAAACCCTTGGTGTCAGCAACAAAGGTGCGGGCCATCGTCGGGTTCAGCTGCAGACAACGATCCACGTCAGGAACCATCTGCTCACCCAAAAGCTCGCGGGCTTGCGCAACGGTTGCGAAGGTAACGTCACTGCCGATGGTGCCAGCGGTGCGGCCAGCGCCCTTGTATGCGATGCCCAGCATGTCAGACTCGACACGATGACACAGAATGCGTGAAGCAATGGCAACGTCCTTCAGGAAGGTCGTCATTTTCTTCGACTGGCTCAGTTCAGCACTGGTCAGGTAGGGCAGCGGCACATGGTAGTGCGTGGCCTTTGTCAAGGTCACAGACTGGTCAGTGTAGTTGCCTTCAGTCAGGGTTGCGCCGGTTGCGACAACGAACTTGGGCGGGGTGCGCAGGCGAAGCGTGCTGCCGTTTGCGGCGCCAGATGCCGAGTAGCTGTCATCGAATTGACGGTTGATTTTGTTCAAAAACTTGCAGTCGGCCAAGAATGCGCGGCTGGCGGTCTCGGTGATGAGATCGGCTGTTTGGAAAGATACAGTCATTTTGAAGCTCCTTTATTTAAGGATGCCTTCGCGCTTCAACCACGCCTCTACATCTTCAGATCGTCTCGGCATATCGCCAATCGAACGGTTAGAACTCGAAGATGTTGGCTTGATCGGCGCTGGAGCACCGGACTTCTGTTTCGCAGTTGAGATGCCACGCTCAATCTTGGCAATCTCAGACTTCAGTTCTTTGGCATTCAGACGGTTCAAGTCCTCATACCGTTCCATGTTTTCCAGCAGGTTGTACATGATTTTGCCGGGGTCTTTCGAGCGTTGCACAGCATCGAACAGGTCTTTGCTGATCTCAATATCTGCACACTGCTCAACCACATCGTCAAAATCCGCATACTCTTGACGCGCTGCATCAAAGCTACTTTCGACCTTGGCATGCAATTGGCGGGCTTCTGCCTCTTCCGCCTGCTTCGCCACGGCTCGCATAACAATTGATTCCAGATGCGCCAGGTCACTGCTGGTTTCGTCAGATTCACGCTGACCGCCAAGCTTTGCGACTTGCCCTCTAAGCTCGTCCAACTCATCACGATATCGAGACTCTGTGCGCTTCTGCTGCCGGATTGCTTCA